AAATACGGTATTTTACCCCGTTTTTACATCAAAAAGGGGTACGTCATCACGACGCGCCCCTTCCATTTATTACCTTAAAAACTAACCTTAAAAAAGTAACTACTAAAACACATGCTAATATAAAAACCAAATCAACCTTAATTCGTTTTATAAGCGGTTCTTTCACCTCCACCGTCTTCGTGACCTCCGTCGTGTCATGGACTACTCGCACAACATCCCGAACAACGTCACGCCATCGGTCACGGTATTCGGTTCGCCAGCGCGTTTCCCTGATGGTGTCGCCCTGCATCATGACCGCCACGCTGTCATGGACAATCACGGAGTCTGTTCGCCAGTCCGTCAGCCTCAACGTGTCATGTCTTTCAACGATGACACGCTGCACTTCCCGTTTGGTGGCGCACCCCGTCAGGATCATTGCAAGACATATTATAATATAGGCTCGTTTCACTTATTTTCTCCAAATTTGCCCGTGGTGGCGTTTTCTTTTGCGCGGTGGTAAATTATACCACTTCGGGAAGAAACGCGCTCAGAACGCAAGGAAATGCCCTTTCACGTTATTTACCGTAGATGCAGCACCTGACGACGGTTCTCCCGGTCCTTGTTATATGAGATATGAATCCAGTGATAGGAGTATTCGTCGATTAATTGGTCGAACGGCAAACCACTCTTGGCGGCAAGGTTGAACAGTCGCTTGTTGTCTGCCGACGTTCGGGACATGCAGCGGATGTCTGCCGCCTTGCCCTTCGTGTGTTGTGAATTTTTTACGCCACCGACGGCACGGTTCAGCTTCGGACACCTGAATCCCGACGTTACCACTATGGGCGCACCGTACATCTTGCGCAACGGGTCGAGGACATTCTCAACCAGTGCGCGAAGATTCTCCGTCTGCTCCGCGTTCGGAATGTTGGCAATACCTTTTCGGCTTGCCGTGTCGCTCCTTGTCAGTTCTTCGATTGTAAAGTATTTCATTTCTCGCGTATAGTATTTCCAGTTCTTTTCTTTCCCTTCATCTCGTCCCATTCACGAAGCCGCTCACGGATGCGCTCTATCTGTTCCTCGGTCACCATGTCCCTTTCGAAGTCGTGGTCAAAGTGTCGCGCGGTCTTGTCAACCATGAAGCGTTGCAGCATCCGCCAAAAGCGACTGTCCTCATCACTCCGACATGACGAATTATTCTCCAGTGCCGACCATGCCTGTTCGAAAAGAATCACACCCGTCACGATGTACGACAACGGAAGGGATACATGCACGAACACCCAACGCTCGGCTGCGAACGCCAACAGTATGACGATGAGCCGTTCAGGGATTGTCTTGCGGATGACCTTGCCGAAGGCGAAGGAATAGAATTTCGCCTCATGCCTTGCCGTGCGGTCAGGGTATGCCAACTTTACGCGACGGTCAAGCTGGTAGGCGGTGAAGGCATCATACAAGATAAAAGCCACCGCCACCACGATGAGCGGAAATGTCGGGGCGAATGCCCCAACCGCCCATCCGAGAAGACCGCCAACGGCAATCCATATCCCACGATATACGTCAATCTGAAACATAACCGATGTCGAAGCAAAGGCTTTGATTTGACACGCTCGACGAAGTGCCGCTTCCTACCTTCGTAAAAAATCCGACACCCGACGTATTCTTCGCATAATACATCCCTGCCTCGCTATTGGCTTCACCGAATACGATGTAAGCATTAGCCGCAAGCGTTACGGGGTTGAACTCATACTGCATGACTGAGCCAACGTCACCAGCATTTACATTGATTGTCACAAGTAATGTCATCGCACTTGTCAAGTCACTTCTACTTGCAGCAGAATAGATGTGCAGCGCACCACTATGGCTCGGCTTAAAACGAATAACGTTGAATGTATGCCCCTGCAATAATGACGTACTCCCGTTTCCAAGCGACCATCCACCGTTTGCCCTTGTCGCTGCGTTGGTTGCAGACGCAACGAACCGCGCACATTCGTTCACGAACCACGTATAATTTCTCTGAATGGCGTTTTCGGAAAAATCCGCGCCTTTTACTATTAATTTCTTGCCCATATTATTCGAATATTATGTGTTTGTAAATATATTTAAAAAGCAATTGCATCCCAGCCGCATTCGGGTGAATACCGTCAGGGAGATACGTCGCCCTGTTAAGAATAGTAATGCCAGCCGTCCGCAAATCAATGTATTTGACGCCGAAGAAATCACACGCTTCCCTTACAACCTCATTGTATCTGTCAAGTTTGGCAATGTCATAATATGATGTCGTATAGTTCGGGAAACAGCACACAATTTCGGAACTCGGATAATAGTATTGAAGCCTGATGAGCATCGTCCTGTACGCGTCTGCAAAGGTGGCGACAGGCAAAGCCTGTATCTGTTCTTCCGTGTAGTCGATAGGACTCTCCGTGTTGAACGTCCCAATAGTTACGTTATGACCAACGTCATTCGTTCCAGCATATACAAGAATCATGTCGGGTGTCCCATTCTCTCCAAGATGTCCTATTCTTGTCATGGATGCGATATGCCTGTTCGGACCTACGTCTCCTTCGTCCGTGCTTGCGGTATTGCTAACGCGCGAACCTGCCCACGATTCATTGATGCCAAGTGTCATGCCTGTTGCATTCAAGAGGCTATACCAATACTGTTTCGACACGTCGGTGAACAGATTGCCTTGCGGGTATCTGCACCTATTATTCGGATATGTCCACAATCCTTGCGCATTCGCCTGATTTGGCGTTCCGAAGGTCGATATACTATCGCCTAAGATGCTTAACACCTTTCCATTATATCGGTTGATAATTTCCTTCGCATAACCGATATTTACGTTGATGTCTGCTGAGTTGAACTCCTTCGTAAGGATGTGACCATTTACGAACTTGACAAGTATATTGTCGTCTTCGTCGGAGAAGGACAAGTCTGCGCTATCATCGTCGGTCGCGTTAATGTCATTCTCTTGCGCCCCTGCTTCGATGCTGTTGAGCTTGTTATTCACGCCATGTGAATCGAAATTCTTTGTTATCACATGACCGTCTTCGAATTGCACCAATATGTCGTTGTTATTGTCAGCGAATGCAAGGTCTGCGCTCGGGTAGTCTTCAACAGTTAATGGCTGGTCTTCCAATTCGTCGACAATATCATTAAACAACCCTCCTACACGCTCTGCGGTATTGCCACCTACTTGCGTTTCGTTCTCAATCTGCGTCGCCACTTGACGCATTTCGTTTATTGTTGCCATGTCTTATCCTCTGAAATACGTTTTCTTTACCAACCAATAATCGCCATTGTACGTTACCGTGATTTCCACGGGTGCATCGTCCGCGCCCGTCACGTCCTGATACTTTACAACACCAGCCCCGTCAACCGTAACGGCACGCACCCCGTTCGGAACGTAGAAGATACATTCATGCACAATAGACGCGTCGTGTGGTGTCTGTTGTACCCGTAGCGAATCCAACGGCTCGGGATAATCCACGATATAATACAACGTGTCCACAAACGGATAGATTGCCGTTTGCTGACTCGTCGGCACTACATGTTGCACCCATCTTTTAGTCTGTGCTGCGCCCTCAACGACGATGGAAGCATCCAAGACGTTTTCCTCGGAATCGAACTCCGTGCCAGCCTCGATGTCTGCCTCCTGCGTGCGGTCAACGACCACAAGAACAGGCTCAGACTTGAAGCGACGGGGATTCCCATCCATGTCCTTGCACAACACCTCGACGCACCACTTGCCGACCTTCAGCTTACCGCAGTCGGTAACGGTCAGGACATTGCCAGACAGTTCAGGCTTAACGGTGAGCCGTTTCTTGTCCGTCACGCTCACGAAAGCCACCGTTATCGGGTAGTCGGAACTTGGCACGAAGTCACGCGTCGTACTGGCAACATCCCCATCCGTAACGGTGTTTACTTTTTCCGTCAACGGGATTTGGAGTTTCAGAAGATTTCCTTCAACGTGTTTTATTTCCATCGTTCAATCTCCTATGGCGCGAATCTTGGCGCGTTGTTGTCTTAGGTTAATCTTGCGGCATTCCACCGTGTGGCAACGGGCGTATTTCAAACATCCCGAAAGGTATTGCTCCGCAACGTTCATCACGTCGTCATATTGCTTCCTGTTCGGGTCGACGTGGTTTGCATAGTTGTCGTTATGGCGCATAGCCCCTGCACGGGCAACGATAGTCCCATCTGCACGTAATAGCTTCGCATACACGTAATATGCCACCGTCTTGCGAAGACCCACGCACCAGTCTTGACCGCCATCGCAACCGCATCCGCACGTCTCATAACTTCCACCGTTGAGCCAAATGTTTGGCTCGAAAAGGTCGTCAAACGTCCCGTCAAACGTTACGTCGAATGTACTGTCGTCCTCCCACGTCACGGGGATGGTCACGGCATGTTCGAAGTTACCGTAACCGATTGCTGGGATTATGACGGTATTCTCCACCTCGTCAATGTATTTCCACACCTCATCGTCATCAAGGTGGTTACTTGACGGGCGAGCCAACTCCGCGAACAACACGGGGTCGATAAGATGCTTTCTGTCACTGTCCGAACATGTCATGCCTCGTCCTCCGAATTAATGTAACGTAGCGGAAGAATCTCAACACGCACACCGCGCACCGCCACGTCATGCCATGCGTCGATGATGCGTTGGAAGTTCCTTTCGATGAAGCGTTGCTCGTTGGTCACCTCGCCAGCGTAATACTCGTAGGCATCACGCATGACTGTCCCCGAGAATCCCAGCTTGCCGATACGGATGGCGTAGAACAGTTCCTGATGAAATTGCGCGTAGATGCGTTCCACGGTGTCCGTGCCCGTCGTTTCGAATTCCTTCGACAAGTTCTTCACGGGGAACTCGACAAGGCGCGGCTCGTCCTCGTCATCTTCCAACTCGACCAACATTATCTTGCTGGTGTTCTCGTCGCCTTGGAAGGCGCGAAGGTCATCACCGTCGATAATCTGCGGGGTTATCTCACGTCCTGAAGGTGCAATCGTCGGCACGCCCTTCTTGGTTATCAACATGCAAGGAACGAGGAAGTTATTACGCACGCTCCGATACTTCACGTTGCCCAGCCCTTCGTCGGTTGAGATTTCCGTGATGGCGGCATCATATACGGGAATCGGGTACGTCGTGCGCCCGTCCATCGAAGCCCAAAGGATTTGCCCTTTGTAGTTGTCAATGCCGCCAACGGCTTGTATCTGTTCCTGCACGGCTTCGGGATTGAAGACGGGGAAAGCCTCAACGTCATCGTCACTCAGCATCCGCGTCCCGTCCTTGCCGCGCTTCACGCCTGACCAGTTGTCCGACACCTTGACGTGGGCGACATGCCCTGCGTCGTCCTCGGCTTCCAACCGGCAATGCTCAAACGGCACATGGTGAACGTCCGTAACCTCACCGAAGATGTTGTAGTTTACGTGAAGGGCAAAGCCCCCGAACTCGGCAACGTCCTTGCAGATGTCGTGCAGCAATGTGTCGCCCGTGTCATCCGCGTTGAAGGACGTGTCGTAGGTCATGCCACGGAACCCGTCGCCCTCGATGAACTTGGCGTAACGGTTCAGGCATAGCGTTGCCGTGCCGCTCGCGCTCACTATTCTACGCAAGTGCTGCGGATATAGGTTGTCTTCGCCATACGTTTGGATATTGAAACGACCTTTGTAGTCGGTCACCATTCGCGGCTGCGGTATCTTCGTCGTGCGTATATTCATCGTTATTCCTTGCTCTTTTTCGTTCTCTTGGCTTTTTTCTTCGGTTGTGGTGTCTCACCCACCTCGTCGGGCTTTACGCCATCAGAAGCCACAGAAACGGGCTTTCCGGGTAACTTGGCAAACATCTTCGCCATGTTCGGGAACTGCGCCAAGTATTCGGCTGCCACCTCATCTGTCAG